TCATCACTTTGCTGATTTTTTTTGATGCTTTGGTCTTGGCTTTCATTATCTTTCCTTAACTTAATAAATCGGTGGTCATATCTGCAATCATTACACAGGCTATACTCGGTGAAGTCAAAAGGTTCACCGCATTGTTCGCAAATAGATAGTTTCATAAAAAGAAAAAGCCCAACCACGGAGAGAGTGCAGTCAGGCTTTTGTGGGATTACGTTATTAACGGACAGGAGTTGTCCAACAAGTAGTATTATAGCATACTTTGCTATATCTGTTCAACAACATTATGCGTTTATCCGTCTTTCTGCAATTGTCAAAAGATTATCGTATGCCATGTCTAATTGCCAGTAAAAAGCTAATGGTGGTTTAGCACCTAAGTATTTAGCATAGATAGCGTCTTGTTGTCCTTGTTCTAAGCTGTGCACAATAGCGTGTATGGTTCTAACATTAGACATATCTTGGGCAGAACACATTTCTTCAAACGCTTCTGAAGTTGACTCACCACCGGATGACATGCCTATGCTTTTAGATGGATAATTTAAACGGTGATTATCCGTTTTCATCCATAAAGCCCAATCATCTAGGATAGACAATAAGCGTTCCATACTAATCATATTGTGTTAGCGTATAAGCTACGCTTTGCCCAAATGTTTCTTGTGTAGTTCTTTGTTGAAGGTTATGTTTAGCATCATCTGCATTATGACTTATGACACCTTTTATTTGGTCTTCTGTGAAGTTTGCTGTGTGTCCAAATATAGCTTGTAATGGATGTGGTTGTGGAATGTAATAGTGCATAAGTCTATTATCGTTATCTTTGAATGCGTGTATATGACCTTCCATCTTCATGGTAACAAGCAAATTTTTAATGGTGTGATAATTACCATCTACATGTGCTGCTATTTCTTTTATAGCTTTAGGCTCTGTAAGATAAGCTAGTATTTTATCTCTGGTGTTCATGATATGTCCTTAACTTTACAAGTCCATTTTTTTGTTTTTGCATCCATGTGCCAGCCGTGGACATGTATCAAAATATTTGCATCACGAACATAACCTACATTTTCATGGTCAGCTATTTTTTTAACTCTTGCAGACATATTACTAGCGGTAGTAGTTTGCACGCATAGTATTTGATTTGGCTTTAAAGCTAAAATATCTCCAAATCCCCAAAGGTCTTGGCGAATTTTTGCGTAAAAGTTGTAGTGTTCAGTAATCCAACAAAACCATCCATCTGCTCGTAATTGAGCCAAGCTCAACTGCGTTGGGCTAATCTTCGCCAAATTGTTCTCCATTAGGTTTACTTATGCCATCTTTAAATCGTTTTTCTACAGAACCTGTACTTTTATTTAGTTCGTATTCATAAGTATGTGGTGATACGTCATCACTATTCTTTTCCTTTTTGAATATCTTGTCCCAGTTATCTTGTGCTTCTTGTTCAGAAATTAACAATGGTCTTCTTCCAGAGCCTTTACCCATTACCTATCCTTTCTTGTTGTAACTTTTCATATTCTTTGTTCAACTCACAACCTAGATATTGTCTTCCTAATTGTTTAGCTACTTGTGCAGTTGTGCCACTTCCCATGAATGGGTCAAACACAATATCATTTATACGACTACCAGCTTTAATACATGGTTCAATAAGAGCTGTTGGGTATGTAGCAAAATGTGCACCTTTGTAAGGTCTAACATTGACTGACCATACATCACGTTTATTTTTTAACTCATATACTTTTTGTTGGGCTTTAAGCAAGCCATTTCTTGTATCCATTTTATCAACACCAGTACCTTTTTGTGCATTTTTATTTCCAGCAGTTCTATCAGAATGTATAGCAGGTTCTTTTATAGCTTCATTGTCAAAATAATACTGTGGATTTTTAGATAACAAAAATATATACTCATGTGATTTTGTACATCTATCACGAACAGACTCAGGCATTGGATTTGGTTTATGCCAAATAATGTCTTGTCTTAAATACCATCCAAATTCTTGTAAAGCAAATGCTACTCGCCATGGTATTCCAATTAAATCTTTTTCTTTTAATCCTTCTAATTTATTACCACGTCTTGCACATTCAGAAGGTAAGTCTTGGTCATTAGATGCTATGGTTTGTTTATTTAAAGACTGTCCTTTACCGGGTCTGTAATTATAATAACTATCGCCTAAATTTAACCATACAGTTCCATCATCTTCAAGAATATGCCATACATGTCTAAATACATCTACCATATTAGCAACGTATTCTCCAACTGTTTGCTCTAAACCAATTTGACCATTATGCCCATAATCTCTTAAACCAAAATAAGGTGGTGATGTAACGCAAGTTTGTACTTTAATGCCTTCATCTTTCCAGCGTGACATTATCTCTCTACAGTCTCCAAATTCTATTTTATTCATTTAATTTGTATATGGTTGTTAGTAAATAACCAGCCTATAGTTTTACGGTGTGCTTCTTCCCATGCTGCTATTCTATCATATTTATCTAACATCTTGTCATTATCTATCATGTGGTGGCATTGGTGACATAGGAACGCTATACGATAATCGTGTCCTTTGATACCTGTTCCTTTGCCATCACGTAATTGATTAGAGTGTGCAGATACTACTGTTCCATCTTGAATAGAACACATCATACATGGTGCTCCATCTGCTAGTTTAAGTAACTTAGGGTTTCTATAGTTCACTAATAATCCCAACCCCAACCCATAGTCTGACCCCATACTTCTATCTGTTGTTGGTATTCTGTCATTTCACTTGTGGTTAGTTTAGTTGTTGACTTTATAAGTTCTACAGGCATACCTGCTATTTCAGTTTGGTATCGTAAAAATTTAAAGCCACAAAGTTCATGGATACGGTCTTTCTCAATACCTAAATGATTACTTAAACTTGTATATAGTTCCCATAACCTTTCGTTCTGTTCAAGACTTCTGTTAAGTTTAGCGTCTGTTACTGTTACACGCCAGCGTTTAGTGAAGTCAAGAGTTTTTAGTTTCTCTATAAGCTGGGGTAAGTTGTCTTTGGTTAGTGCCCACTTTATCATCTCTCCATCCTTTCGTTTTAAATACTTGTCCGTCTTTAGAAGTTGCTTTGTATTCTATGTCTGGACCAAATAGCTTTTTACATTGTTTGATAAATTCATTTATAGTCATTACCAAGTAGCCCTTCTACCTTCAATTTTATATCTATCCATAGCCCTGTTAAGAACTGCTGCATCATAATGATACCTTTCTACGGACTGGTCATTGTCTTTACAACGATTAGCATGAAGTTTAACTCTCCATTGTTTACGAATTTGATAGTGTGTCATTTACTCTCTCCATATGTGTGTCAATAATTAATTTTCTCATAGCTTTAATTTCCATGTTTAACAAGTCAATTAATACTAAAAGTTTATCTAGTTTTTGTGCATCTGTTAATTTATCTTGCATTTGGACTCTCCATATATCGTAAACCTTTTTGGTCAAACCAAAAGTTAAATGAACCTTCCCATTGTGCATTACGCTGCTTCTGAACAAAGACCTTTGCATCTGGAATAATCTTTAACTCTTCGTCAGAAGTCTTGCCTTCTTCTATTAACTTTTCTTTGTATCTGTTACGCCATACACAAATAATATTATCACATAAGTTACGAATATGCGAACTTCCCATAATGTTTGTAGCGTCTGGTATTTCTTCTTCTGACTTCATTTTTCTTGTATGTGCAACTAAAAAAATACTTACTTGTAAATCGCGTGCTATAACTGCTAAACTATTTGTCAATCTTTTCTGTGCATCTAGTGACTCTTCAGACACATCATCCAATTTCATAAGACTGTCAATAATAAATACATCAACTCCCAATACATGCTTACCATAATGTAAAGTTGCTATCATATCTTCTGACTTAGTACTTCCTGTTTGGTCGTATATATATAACTTGTCTTTAGCTCTATCACAAAACTTACGAATGTAATCATCTGTTGGCTCTGGTGAACCTAATGCCTGGGTAATCATTCTAGCTAATGTAAGAACAGGTCTCATTTCTAAAGATGCTATTAAACATTTAGTATTCTGTTTCATCATAGCTAATACAACTTGTGATAACCACATAGACTTACCATGACCTGATACACCAGTAAGAATTGTTAGTTCCGAAGACCTAATCCTGAACTTATCTTCCGTCTTAATCCAGCCCAACGATTTGCCACTATGAACTTCCTCACTAAAATACTTGACCAAGTCATCAGCAAATATATCCGTACCTTTAACCTTAAAC